ACTTTTGTAACTCAGGAGTCATTTTTTTCTTCTTTTTTCTCCAGAGCGTTTTTTAACAATCCAAAGAAAGCATCGCGTCCAACCTGGAGTTGATCTACGTTAAACCTTGCGGAAGCCAGTTTCCTGTCTAAATCCGCCACGTGATTAACGAGTGCTTGTTGCTCTTGCGTCATATCTTCAAATTGATACTCAACACCATCGATGCTGATAGGGGTCTTTTCGTTTTTACCCATCTCAGTTTCTCCTTTAATTACCGCTGAAATCAGGCAGCGGCAGCCTGTTGCCAAGGATTAGGCAAAGTTTGAATAGCCGGTGCAATCTGTTGCTGAATCTGCTGCTCTACGGCAAGTTGGGTAGCGTCTTTATCCACACCGCTATTCCAGCACCAGCCCAAGACTTGGTCTTGAGTCAGTTGGTCGTAGGGGGTGAAATCACCGCCGGTATAAGTGAATCCGCAAGAACCATAAACGGTTCCGTAGGTATCAGCAAATACCCCATTACACCGCCAGTGGGCAGTGATTACAACGTCAGACTCGCCATCCCGCTGAACCGCGCATTGCATTTGTTCGATAATCCATGTGAACTGGGTTTCCATTTGTTTCTCCTTTATTGAGCTTCTAATGCTGCGATGCGGGCGGCTTGTGCATCTACTATTGCTTTAAGTTCTTGAATGGCTTTAATTAAGCGGGCATCATTTTTATTCATGTCAGAAAGAGTAAGCATCCCATTATCGCCTTCAGCCACAAGGTCTGGATAAACTGACTGAACTTCTTGCGCTATAAAGCCAATTTGATGGCCGTCTCCAGATGAATATCCTTTGTAGTCAAACTCAACAGGTCGTAAAGACATAATGTTGTTAAGCTGCGATGGCAAGTCAACAATGTTTTCTTTCAGCCTTCTGTCAGAATAAGCTGTAAAAGTTGCAGCAGAAACGCCATTGGCTGTAATGCTGCCGGTAGCAGTAGAACCACCATTGCAGAAAAACCGAGCATACACTTGTGCTGTAGTTGTGGTAGCCGACCCTTTTTGATAATCAATACAAGGTGAACTATCTGTGGAACCTTGCGCTATTGTAGTTCTAGCGTCAGCATTTCCACTCGTAGTCCCCACCCGCAAGTTACCGGAGGCGTCGATACGCATACGCTCAGAAATCGTACCGCCAGCAGAACCCATTGTGCTGAAGGTCATGTAACCTTGGTAGTTCGATATATCAGAACTGCCAGTTACGAATTGAATTTGATTTAAATTGCGAAGAACAGCAGTGCTGTCATTTATGTAATGATTTAATTGTGGGTTAAGACCGGAGCCGGTTATAGCAACAGTTGGTGCATTGGACGTTTGAGTTTGAACCGCAAATTTTCCGTATGTGCTTGGCGAACTCGTTCCAATCCCCACGTTACCGGAGGAGTCGATACGCATAGCCTCAACATTTGATGTTCTAAATGTCATTGGGTCTGCGCTAACCACAGCAAGGCGAACTTCTGACCCAGTATTTCTAATTTCAAATATCTCTGTACCAGCAGTAACCCTAGCCACAGCGGATGTTGCGTCATAGACTTCAAGTTTTGACGATGGCGAAGTCGTACCAATCCCTACGTTACCGGAGGAGTCGATGCGGAGGCGTTCTGAACCGGCAGTAGTAATCGCAGTAACATCAGCGGCAGGGAAGAAAATACCGTTGTTTGTATCGCCAGAAGTCGTAATAGCAGGTGCGGCTGCGCTTCCTGCGGAGAATGTTGCTACACCAGATGCACTCAGCGTCGTAAACGCACCAGTGGACGGTGTTGTTGCGCCTACCGTTCCATTGATGTTGATTGAGGCTGTACCCGTCAGGTTTGTAACAGTTCCACTTGATGGTGTTCCAAGAGCGCCACCGTTTACTACAAAAGCGCCAGACGATCCTGTATTTACTCCAAGAGCCGTAACTACTCCAGTTCCTGTTGTCGTTGAGCTTATACCTGCGCTGGAACCATTCCCGATAAGCAACGAGGAGTTTGTAAGAGTTCCAGACTGAGTAACTAAACCACTTGCGGTATTAACTGCATTACCAATTGCGGTAAGAACACCCGTTCCTGTAGTGGTTGTAGAAGGTGCCGCACCTGCTCCATTACCAATAACCAAACCATTAGCAGTCAAAACTCCAGATGATGCCCAAGTCGATGCGCTTGAAAAATACGGAATTCCACCAGAAGTTCCAGCAACTGTAAGTGCAAGAGTTCCGCTACTGGTAATCGGTGATCCAGATACCGAAATCAGGCCACCAGTAAAACTTTGTGCTACTGAAGTTACAGTTCCATTACCTTTGTTATTAAAAGTACTCCAATCAGTAGATGATAAGTATCCATTAACTGATGAGGTTGCTTGCGGAATAGAAATTGCTGGTGTATTACCGCCACTAGAAACAATAGGCGATGTTCCAGTAACCGATGTTACGGTTCCCTGGTATTGATCGTTTGATGTAATCGTAAAACTAGGGTAAGTTCCACTGATTGATGTGGTTCCAGCTCCAGTTAAACTTACTGTTTGATCTGGAGAACTATTTGTAATAACGCCCGTTGATGTGCTGTAACTGATACCAGTACCGGCACTTAAAGATTGACGGGCGCGGGAATCTAAATAATAAAGGTTCGTACCTTCATTGATATTTGTCGTTGTTAGAGAAACGGCTCCAGTCTGTCCGTTGACAGAAGTTACAAGATTGGACTGGTCGATCTTTTGCCAGATCGTTCCATTGAACATTAACCAATCACCGATCTGCCAATCGGTAATACCATCAAGATTGGTCGATCCTGCCGTGGAAACAATGTAGTAATAACCGTTTGTACCAACACCAGACGCTAAAGTTGGCGTGTTTGTAGAAGCGTTCCACGTTCCTTGATAACTTAAACCACCAGCAACAGAAGACCATGACAACACAGAGCCGTTAGTAGTAAGGAATTTACCTGACTGTCCAGACTGACTTGGGATTAAATCGTCAATCTGCGTCTGTAAACTAGCCAGAGTATCTAAAACAACCTGAGAGGTTCCACCGCCATTTGTAATGACTTTGATCTTCTCAGCAAGGTCTTGAGCAACCACCTCTCCCACATTGATTTCTTTTCCAGATGACAGATGAATAACAAGACTGCCATCAAAGTCAATATGAGCATTGACGACAGAAACACCATCCTGTCCGTCTACTCCATTTAATCCATCTTTACCGTCTTTCCCATCACGACCTGGGCGGCCTTCCTTACCTTGTTTGCCGTCTTTTCCGTCTTTACCATCTCTCCCGTCAATACCATCACGACCGTCTTTAATGGAGGCTACTCGTTTCTCAATAGCGTTTCCAATATCGTCGTAACGAGAACGGATATCTTCTTCAATCTTTTTTAACGCCTGAACTACTAAATCAACATTTTCGCCAATCTTGCGCTTTTGAACTTCCTTTGCTTTTGCAACGGATTCTTTAATAGAATCCAGAACAGCCATCTGCTGCTCTGGAGTCATGTTTTTAAGAATTAGCTCTTTTGCGAGATTTTCTACGTCCATTATTTTGTTCCAGTAGAGCTTAATTGTTGACTTAATTGAGCTAAGAAATCCTCCTCCATGCCGGAAACTTTATTGCTTTTTTCCGCCATCTGTAGCTCGACAATCTTAGATTTATTCTTAATATCGGCTTCTTTTAACATTAACTCAGCGATCTTGACTCGTTTATCGAATTCCTTAGAAGCTAGATCGTCGTTAGTCGGGAGGTTTTTAGTAACAGCAGCCATAGTCTTAGCTTCAATCTCTTTAGGCATGAGTTGAGCTTCGATAACAAGTTTTGTGGCTTCTGCTCTATTTTGTTCTGCTTGAGTTGTGTCTACAGCGATCTGAGCTTGAGCCGCTTGGATAGCGAGTTGTTCTTTCGCCATTTGGAGTTGCTGCATCTCAGGATTGGGCTGAGACATCTGTTCAAGCATCGCAATTAACTCATTGCGATTAGAGAGACTAGAATTACCCAGTATGCCTTTGAGAACAATAGGCAGAACAGGCGTGTTGGGGCCAAGTGTTTGTAAAAGTCCGATGAGTTGTTGTTGTTCATACTCTCTAGCAATAATACCCAACGTAGCAGTGGGGATGAATTTAAAGTCTACAGAAGGATATCGTTCGGGGTCGAACTGCATATATCTATAAACGGCTTTTTGAATAAACGGAATGAGGAAATCTTCTTGGAAGTTGACCAAAGTCCGTTTGTATTTTTTAATAATAGTAGCCACCGCAAGAGACATGGACTGACCATCCCTTGCGACTTGAGACACCATTCCTTGAGAGTCTAAAGTTCCAGTAGCTTGTAGGAGCATCCTTTCAAAGTCTTTAGCGGTAGCGATGTTATTACCGTCTGTATTGCCAAACTTGAACGGATACAAGATTTCACTGGGAGCGCCGTTGGTTAAGATCGCTTTACCAGGCTTGACTTCAAACTTTGCACCCCTCGGAAGACGGGTTGCGTCCATCGCAATCATGGGAGAAGTCGTTAAAGCTAACGAATCTAAATGGCTCCTAATTTGAGCGTCGATAGCTTTTTGCATGTTGTAGGCTTTTTCGATAGTGCCTCGACCTAAAAGCCTGTTTGGTACGGTGTCATCCTGATAACAAACAACAGGACGGTCTTTCATCATGTAAGGCGATTCTTCAGCCTTTAAAAGAATACCGTCGTTTGCGATAACAACAATCGCTTCTACTAAGTTATCGTATTCGTCTTGAACCGAAGACTCAGGGAATAACTCTACGACTTCTTCTTTACCATTAAGAAGCTCTTTAGGTACCAAACCGTAGTAGGTTAAGAGTTTAACCTTGTCATCACGATACTGGACGACTTCTTGAGTGGGCTCTAAGCGATCATCTTCAGCGGAAGTGCCAATGTCTACTTTTTTATAGATACCTTCTTCTTGGCCTTTGACTATTTTATGAATTGAGACATACTTTTCAATCGCAACGCCTAAGCAGTCTTCAATAGACGTACCATTAGGGTCGAAAAGGAAGTTTTTAGGATTGATAGGTACAATTCGCACACCAATCCGGTCTTTTTCTACCACACCGATAGCTGCTTGTTGTTGACCTGGGATTTGTTGGGTAGCCGGTTCAAAGGTTTTGTCAGTGACTACTACAATCTCACCAATACCTGTACCGTAAATCTCCGCCATTAACTCGATTTGGTCGATAGATTTACGTATTTTGTCTAGTTTGAAGTCTTCGTTGAGTTGATTTTTAATAATCTCAACGTCTAAAGGGTTTCCGTTTACGTCTTTAATATCGTCTTTTATGTCAAAGAACTCACCCTGACCGAAGATTGCTTCCATAATCTCCGCGTGACGGGTTTCTACGGCTTGTTGGGCAGCGGGAGTAACAATACGGCTCCTCTCGGAGTCTCTCATTCTGTCTTCTACAGCCCATTCCCCACGGAAAATACGCTCGTATTCATCCCAAAGGTCTAAATAATTGGTGTTTCTGTAGTCTCGCCACCGATCACAATGGTTTACTACGAAGGCAACAATCTCTTTATCTTCTTCAGAGGGTTGCTCAAAGATATTTTCCATAACTACCTCAATATTTTAGGCTAAAGATTTTTCCAATCTTCATATGACATTCTTAAAGCATTAGGATCGCCAGCTTCACGTTCGTGATTGTATTGTTCAACACTGTTAATTTTTCTTAAATCTTCTTCTACAGTTTGTACATTTCGCGTACGAACTCCACTTTTTGATTCATCACCAAGATTTTTTAAGTAATTCAAATATGATGATGTTTTTACTGAATCAACATCTTCTTCACTAAACGATTTATTCAATCGTGCGGCTTTTTCATTTATCTTTGCATATCTTTCTGCCGCAGCATAATCCTTATCTGAATATTCTCCGGCTTTCTTATTTAACTTTTCCCATTTGCTTTTCATGTTTACTCCTCAAACGCCAGAAATCACATCAATCGGTTCCCAATCTTCGTCCTCTTGAACAAAATAAGAGGTAACGGCGAGTTGATCCATGTAAGCCAAAGCGTCAGGAAGATCGTCATGGACACCTTTTGACGGAAACATCAATAACTGGTCGATGAATTCGTCAAAGTCTTCGTCTTCGTTTAAAACGATCTTTCCGTGTTCAAACCTACCTTGCAAAGCCCATATGATTCTATCGGCCTTTTTCTTATTACCATGAGTCAAGTCTTCAATGTGACAATATACATTATATTTTCGCATTAAGTCACTGAGATAGGGTAAAACGGCGTTCTTCAAGGCACCCCTCTCAATACCTATGTGTACAGGTTTGTATTCTTTTACACACTTGAGAATGTTAAAAGCGGTGTCTTTAATGTCCCATCGTCCGTGTTCTATCTTTTTAACAAACCAAGTACCTTCTTCAGTAACCTTGACAATAGCGATTGCGGATTCGTCGAGCTTTTTGTTCGTACCGTTCGATTT